ACTCCTGATTTAAAGTTATACGACATAGTGGAGGCAGTATTATATAATTGTAGTGTTGTGTTTTGCACAGCACCCGTTCTATCCATATATGAGAATGGTTTATTAATATATCCCGTTGTACTGTATTCACATGTTCCGGTAATACCATTAGTATCAAACTGATTTCCATCAGGGAACGTAATAAAGTTAGGGTCATTAATTTTTGATGGGTCGTTAAAGAAAAATAGTTGACCTCTTTCCATATCGTCTCCAGGGTCTAAAACCATTATAAATGCATTATCCATCCATCTATTAAAATTAGATGAAGGTGCTTGTGGTGTTACTCCGTTTATCTGATTATTAATTAATTCTGCCTGTATACTTGTGGTTGTTCTTTTATTCCATTCTATAGTATCATATGGTGCGGGATACTCACCTTCACTAGTTGTGTCCCATCCAGCATATGATAATTTATTAGTTGCCACAGCAGCTTCGCCAAAATACATTTTTCTTCTGTTAAGTAGATTAAGTGATTGAGCCCAAGTGGGTTGAGCCCCTAATTTCCACCTAACTCTTTTCGAATTAGCGAAAAAAACAGGATACGCAGGTGATTTATACCATTGAACTTGGTCTCTTCTGTTAAAACTACGGGCGACGTCCCAGTCACAATCTTCTATTCCTGAACCTTGTTCTTTAAGTAGTATCGTGTAGTATCCATTTTTTCTAAACTGGTCGTATCCCGCACACATCAACCTACCTTGTGTAAGTCTAACTTCATCGCTCGCTTCGGGACAATCGTCATTACCTACAGATGCTGCACTTGTTTGTTTAGAAAATGTTTCAGTATATGTTGCATCGATTATGGGACCAAAGTTTACCTCGTCTGAGTAACCTTCTAACTGTGACGCGGTATCATTTTCACCCTCCTGTGTTTTTTTAGTTTCACAAGCACACGCCTCACAATCAGGATAACTTAACATCGGGAAGTTTATAGTACTGAATGGACTCTCTTTCGGTGGTGGAGTTATTTCTTTTTTTACACAGTCTTCTTTATTTTTGTTTGTGAATGGTATTGCCGCAATTATTCTACAAATCGCGTATAAAACAAAGTTTATTATTGCGCTTATCACAATAATAATTGCCCTAATAATTGGCCATATCAATGTAACTACGTGAGCTATAGCTAATAAGATAATTAAAGGTATCGTTAAAATACTAATTATAAAATTAAATAAAAATATAAGTGCACTACCGTTTCTTTGTGCATCAACTACAGGTAATGGGTTGTGTTCACTCTGACAAGTTTTGTCATTAATTTCTTTAATACCTAAGTGTTTTATTCTATTCCTACCCCATTTGAATCTATCTAAATGTGACGCTATCGTATAAACTTTATTGTAATTAAATTGATAGAAACTATCCTCACAGTTTATCGCGGCATTTTTATCATAATACTCATCCCAATCAAGTGAAAACGCATAAGATTTATTTCTATCTTCTTCGGATGGTATATCGTCAGTGGTAGTTCCTGACCATCCATGTTCTCTAATATTTGGTATTAAGTAATCGGCTCTTATAATATCGTTTTTAAGTCCTGCCTCATTTTGGTATTTAATTCTAAATCTATATTTACCTTTCGTCGGTATTCCTACTGTCGGGTCCAATGATATAATTTGTTCTCCAAACTCATCAGTTATTATGTAGTCAAGATTCATAGGAAGGTCTACCATCCATGTACCATTATCATCAATTACATTTCCCCCATCTTCTAAAAAGTATTGTTCTAAAATAGGTTGTCCCTCAGCATCAACATCAATAGTTTGCCTGATTGCCAATATCTGACCAGGTCCAGCAACAACGTCACATAATTTACCGATATCATTTTTAGGTTTGCAATTACCTTTTAGGTAATCATCTTCGGTGCTTGAGAATACTGAACCCATAAAAATAGATTGTGGTGAGATTTCGATACCTAATTCCCTCAAGTCAAAATCTGACCTTGTAATACCAACATCACACAATTCGTTTTCACCCCAAAATGGTGAGACTTCAATTTCTCTAACACTATTAACTATCTGAGGTAAGCTATTTAAGTCCTCACTTGCCTTAAATTGTTGTCCGTTAAATTGGTTTGGTACACCCATACCCATTCTTATTAAATCGGCAGGTCTCAATGAAAACTGACCCATATTAGATAGGTCTAAATCCATTACTAATTTTTGTTGACCTAATGGTACGCCAACAATCATAAAGTCACCACTATCGTTAGTCTTTACAGTGTATTTATAATACTTTTCATATACTTGTAATACTTCTTTTCTTGTTAACACATCTTCTCTTGATGGGAATGTCCCGGTGGGTGTGTGTCCCCCGTACTCTTTTTCATATGGTAATAGATTATATCTATATCCGTCATCATTCCTTACGTTTATATTTTTATAAGGATATAAGGTAGAAATAATAGGGTCATTAGCGTCGATATTATCTAATGGTACAAAAACAGATATAGTTGCGTTTGGAACTCCGAAACCTCCGTTAGCTATAACTCTACCAACCACTATACCATAATCCGCACAAAATCTATCATATAAATCTTCCTGTCTTAATTTTAAGGATAATATTTCCAAAAAATCAAAATCTTGTTCTACATTAAGTCTGACTTCTTTGTCGACCCCTACTTCTGTTCTAAATCTATATGATTTTGGCATAAAATACTTTTAAGATAAATAGTTATTTATCCTAATTTTAATTTTAAAAAAATAAAAGTATATGAATGTGTTATGAGAACTCTACGTTCTTAAGTTGTTTGATTCTCACTTTTATATCTTTCTCAGGAAATCTTATTTGATATATTTGATTTGGTTGAGCGAAAATAGTATCGTCTATTAACTCAATTTGTTTGGTATTATTATCAACGTATCTTTGTGAGGTCTGAGAAGACGAATATTGCCCTCCTGTTTTGTTGAATACTTTTAAGTCTGCCAGTGTACTAACACCTGGTATGTCTTGTATGATTCTCCTAATGTCAGATATATTTACATTCTTCCCTAATAGGTTTGTCATAGGTGATAAATAAGACTCCACACTATTAACTATATTAGTGACGACCTGTCCTTGGTTTTCTGTGGATGTCATAGCCACACTAAATTCAAACTCTAAGTCTATTACGTTCGCACTTCGTATAGAAATATAATCGTTTATCATACGGTAATTAGAAAGATAATTCGCTATATTATCTTTTAATGTGTTTGATACGTTACTTGTTAACTTTCTGTTTGAGTCATAAGATAGTATTTCTATTTTTATCTTATTATCTTCCTCAACTATGGCGGCCTTAGCTGGTGCACCAAATCTACTTGGCATCGTTCTTATTAGTGAGTTATAATCATTTACAGTTACTGCCCTTTTTTGTGCCGCAAAATTAAATGTAACCATGTTTCTAACTTCTTCGGTTGTTGGTAGGTCTCCTCCCCCTATTGCCGCGGTTACATTATTACACCTTAAACTTTGAAGTACATTTTGATTAATGTTTTGTGAAGGTCCGTTAACCGCAAAATTAACATTTCCTATTTGATTAATTGTATTAACTCCTATGTTAGATGTTGTTCCCCCACCTACTCTATACTTCACAAATAAAGTTGTATTTGCCTTAACTGTTTTACCTAAAGCAATGTTATTTTGATAGTCTTGTAACCTAAGTGGGATTCCTGTTCTTGCAAACTCAGCAAGTTGGTCGTCCGCGGTTACTGTAGCACTACCGAATTGTACTCTACAGTATCCTTCAGGTGTGTATTCCGATATAAATCTATTTTCGGTTTCTATATATCTTCCAACTTTAATACCTGGATTATCAGATGCTTTACTTGGGTCTTCAACAAAAATTGTATTTTCGGCTAACGCGTCAACTTCGTACCATTTATCAGGTGAAGTAATAAACTCATCATATGTCGGTGGACTAGAATATGATGTCCCGTCTTTTTGTATTAATGAAGTAATACTTATTACATTTTTTTCGGGTAAAAAGAACTCATAGAATGGTTTTACGTCCTTGTTATTAATAACTTTTTTAAATACTTTTGTAGTACCATTAACAACAACTTCTCTTTTTGTTATAGTGTAGTTAATTACTCTATTATTAGAATCAAAATTAGGTATTTTAGTTCTATTAGGGAATCCTTTGTTATTATATTGGGTACTAAAATCAATATCGTCAGGATTTTCAAATATTTGTCCTGCGCCTATGAATTGTGAACCCGCTCTTATAATACCTAAGTATCTACTATCTTCTTGGTCCCCAAAAGCAGGTACTGTAATAGAAACATCAACTAATGCTATAGAGGGACGATTACCTGGTATTTTTAATCCATAAGTCCTTGCAATATTATATATTGAGGATTTTTGTTGAGCATACTGTAATACCGTTTCTTGTATACTTCTATCAATATGGTAATGTAGGTTATCACCAATCGCAGCGTTTAAATCTAAAAATACTGAATAAACGGACGCGTCATTAAAGTTATCTATTAACTCAGGATAATATTGACGCGTAAAATTAATCAGGTCCTGTCTTAGTCCTTCAAAGTCTCTATCTGTATATGAAATTTTACGATTAGCCATTTACCTTAAATATTAATAATAATGAAATCTCTAGTATCAAATGTACTATCTTTAATAGAATAGTCTATTTTTACTTTTGCAGTATATTCTTCAACACCTTCACCGGCGGTTCTAAATATATCAAACATTTCATAAGTGTTTTGTTGGTCTTCAATGTTTAAATCACCAATAGGGCTTTTGTCTTCATCAGTATATGGTCGTATGGTAATATCGTTTATCTGTAAGTTGGGTATGTACTTGTCACAAGCAATCTGTATATCTGATTTTATTGCGTCAAATGTTGGTCCATCCATAGGTTCAAAAATAAATTCATATATTCTTGTTCCAAAATCAGGTAAATAATATCTACTCCCTTTACGTGTTAGAATTAAATGTAGTAAATCCGCCCTTATTTCTTCAGGTACATTTTCAGTTAAGTCTAAGTAAGTACCATCAGCACTATCCCTAAAAGGAAAATTTACTCCATATGTTTTCTTTATTGCCATAACAATAAATATAACTTATAATATTTTTATAAAAAAACCCGTGTCTAAACACGGGTCTTTTTTTTATCCCTCACAAGCCACACACTGTAGGTCATTTAAATTTAATTTCTTCCTTGCAAACGCCTGAGCTGAATTCATAGAGTGTTGATAGTATAGTGTTTTAACTCCTAACTTCCATGAATCAATTAATAACTTATTAACGTCTCTCGTCGGCATATCAGGTGATATCATTAAATTTAATGATTGTGACTGGTCAATATAATCCTGTCTAACCGACGCTTGATTTATGATTGATGCTTGGTTAATCTCTGCAAATGTTCTAAACACATCCTTTTGTTCGTCTGTTAGAAAATTTAGATGTTGGACTGAACCGTCCTTCTGTTTAATTGTATCCCATATTTCTTTGGTATCTTTCCCTAATTCACTTAATAGTTTTTTAAGTATCGGATTTTTAATCGTCACTTTTAGTTTTGCCACGTCTTTAACGTAACAATTAGACCAAATTGGTTC